GTCTTTCTCCACCTCTCGGCACCCCTATTCGGGGCAAGTGTAACACAAATCTAGGAAATCAAGCGGCAATTCTCCAGCGAGGGATTTTTCCGTGGAGGCCATAGCGCAGAGTGTCGCAATTACTCACAAGGATTCCGTTGGCAATGTAGCAGCCGTGCTCAGTTTTCAACAAATACACTGTCTCGACGGTTTCTCTTGGGGGCACATCGGGTACATTTTCCAACTGGTTGGTAGCGGTCGGACATAAACATCGCGCCACACTTCTTGCAAATTGTGGGAACATCGTCCACATGCGATTTACGCCGGAAAGCCGACTTGCAATTGTTAGAGCAGAACTTAACATTTTCTCTGTGGCATTTAGAAGTAAATTCCGCATGGCAATACTGACAGGTAAGCGTGACCGGCTTGGCGTTTTTCCATATTTCCCTGCTATGCTTCCGATGCCAGTCTCTTCCATCTTTTGAACAATGCCATTCCTTAGTGAGTGGCCTAATCCTATCCAGATGGGTTGGGTCGTAAGGTCTTGGATGGCGTCTTTGGTGTTCGCGCTTGGTGAGTAATTCAAAATTAGTGATGTCATTATTCCCGTGGTCCCCATCTTTGTGATGGACATCATAACCGCTTGGAATCGGTCCATTATGGAACTTTCAGATTTCCTGGTGAAGTGCCTGAACTCCGGCTTGGGCATCATGTATGCCTGGCCGGAAATATCTCTGGTGTGCAATGTGCTTCGAATATGGCTATCGTCTGAATTTAATGCCGTTGAAAATAATGGTTTCCACTCGCATAATTCATCATCGTATCGCAATCCATCCAGTCTTGTCCATCCTTTTTTCGTGGCCACGTAATGATCTCCAAGCCCACGTAGGCCGCGCCGTTCGATTGTTATTTTCCCTTCAACCGGACGGGCAGACAGAACTTTGCATTCCCCTAATGGGGTTATGACTTTATCCCCCTCGCGCAAATCCTCGATATTTCTTTGCCCTGTTGGAGTCGTTATTTTGGTTCCCGCCACGAAGCATGAGTCATCGTTCAATTTGAGCGGCTGTTCCTTCCCCAACTTAGCGGCTGCCGGGTCCCAAGCGTAGGTGGTGATTTCCGTTAGGACCCCCGTGCAGTCCTGGTGAATTCGCAGCTTTTTCTTAATCATCAGCGAGCATACCGTATCGATCCCATCGTTCACATCGGTATCGGCATCGGTCACCCAGAGCCCGCGAGAGACGCACTCGGTTTTGAACGAAAGCGCTTCAGGGGGAATGATGATCTGGCACGCCTTGTTCTCTCCCATGAACTCGATCAGCTTGTCGGCATACTGCGCATCGGTCAACTGCCGCATCGTCAACTTGGAGTCCCAACGCCACTCCCGGGTTATCCAGATGTTGGTGCCATCGTCATAGAATTCTTGGTATACTTGGGGATGGTCCACGCCGCAGTCTACCGACACCCAGCGATCAACAAATCCGCCGGGATTCTTCAGCGTCTTGGGCTCAATGGTCATCCCATTGGCCCGGTGCCGTGTGTCCTCTTCGGTCTCACCGAGCTTGGGAGAGGTGAATTTTAGTTCTTCGCTCCAGGCATCACGGAAGATCCCTCCCTGAGCCAGTACCCAGAGCCCCAAGATGAACCGCTGGTAGAATAGGCCCTTGTAAAGCGCCTTTTGACTTTGGACATATTCCGGCGAGAGGTTGGGGTTATTATCCATCGTGCAGTGCATCACATAAATCAAGCCCTTAAGCCCATCCGGTTGCGGTATGTTCTCACGGTCCAGGTAATCTTTTTTGAGCCAATGGAGAGGTGAGTCGGTGTTGGTGGTTCCGTACAGCCGCGCTCCGGAAGGACTCATACGGGTGAGCAGCATCTTGAAGAAGCCCTCCGGCATCAGCGAGATTTCATCGCATACCGCCAAGCCCACAGTCATGCCCCGGATGAACTTCTCACTGCCAATGTCCCGTGCCCCAATAACCATCCAATGTGAGTTGAACAGCCGTAGGATTCCGGACTGGTGGTTGTAGCTGTAATTCTTCTCACCGATAAGGTCGAAGAGGTCGTTGAGAACGTTATTGAAAATAGTGGCTTTCGATACCCCAGTAAGCACGCGCCAACCCCGGACTGGATACCGGCATCCTGCCAATATTTTGGGGATCATGCTCCATGTCTTACCGCTCCGAACTGAGCCGGTCAGAAGATTTAGCCTGCAATCCTGCTCAAGTGGTTTGTACGCAAAGAGAGCCATGCGCGGAGAAAAATTCAGGATAGGCATAGATTATAGGCCCCTCCCAGTATTGTGAACGCCAGCCAACTTGCAACGGCCACACCCATACACTCGGCAGGTTTCCGGATCGTGATCGTTTTGTGAAGGGGGATTCTTTAGCGGTCGGACACCAAGCTTACCGATGCGCTGCATATAGTCACGGCCGTAACGCTTAACGGTCGTCTTCCCGCCTATTGATCCAAGCACTTTAGCGGCTTCGCTTCGTGGGTCCACGCCACGATGATAACCGAGCGCTCGGATAAGATCAAGGCATAGGTGTTTGCGGTGGGGTCTCAGCGGCCTTTGGCTCCGCCTCTTGTCCAGCGGCCAGGCCCTTGTAGGCGCTTTGGAATTCCTTTAGTAGTTCACCTAATGGATCGCGGGCATCCGCCACTTCCAAGCGATCGCCGTACTTCTTCGGCATGAGCTTGGATGCCATCCACTTACGAGCCTCTATCTGAAGGCGACGGTGTTCAACCATATCAACGATCCTAATATCCTTGACGATGGGCTTGCCCTCTTTGTCCTTCCCGCTGGCCGTGGTAATCTGTCCAAGTTTAGGGGTGTCAGCGATGGTTACAATCTGCTCTGCCAACAATTCAGCCTGGGCAACCTTTGCTCTACTCCAGAGTTCAAAGAAGGCGGGTTTTTTGAATAGCCAACCATAAACCGTTTCAGCACTTGGGAACTCAGAGTTCTTTTCACAAATTTCTTTAATTCCGCGTGCGGTTGTAGCTATCTCAAGACATATTTTTTTGGCAATCCGCTTGCTATACTTCCCGGGTGAACCAATCGGATTACGAGGCAGATCGTCCACACGAATGCGCTTCCATACCCACTTGGGCTTTTGCAAGCTCCCCTTGGGTCGGCCCGGTGGACGTTTTTCTTCGACCTTTTCTTCTTCCGAATCAATCGGATGGCCTTCGTTTGTTGAATCGCTCATAACTCAGAACAGGTGCAGCGTCCACTTGTCTTTCTTAAGCCGGTACGCTCTCTGTTGCTCCGTTTCCGCTGGCCCCACATGGGCGAGCAGTTCTTCCAACCGGCCCGGCGTCGGCCCGGCTGCTCCACCTTCGAGCGCGGGCTCCGGCTCCAGACCGGGCTGTGCGCTGTCCATGGCCACCGGTCTGGCGTTCTCCCCCACCGCCAACGTCCGGTTGAGAATACGCTGGAAGGCCCAGTATTTGTAGCCATCAGAGTGATACAAATAGTTGTAGGTGTAGGTCTTACCGCGAAGAGTGAACTTCTGCTTCACGCCTTCCGTGGCAATCCTCCGGCGCATCTCGGTGAATAGTTCCTTGAAGAACTCCGGGTCCCAGTCGTACACCACATATTCATGAGGAGCGTCGGGATACGACTTGGCTCTCTTCCATTTTAGATTCTGCACTTCAACCCCTTAACTGAGAATTCCTTACAAAACAAGTTTGACACAACGCGCTAGGTTTGTCAAGGACTATTTCATGCCTTGATGAAAAAAGTCTCCCCGCACTTCGGGCAGGTGATTTCCTTTTCCTGGTCTTTGTGGAACCCCTTGCCAAACTTGTTTTCCAGCTCGCCTTTCTTCTTGTCCACCTCGTCGTTAGTTACTTGCTCCGCCGCGGTTCCGGCCTCTGACTCCGCCAACAGCTTGGCGAGATCCACGTTGAAATACTGCTGCATGTCGGGAAGGTCATCGATCTCCCGCAATTCCACGTAAAGGTCGGGGGTCCACGTGGCAAACTCGTTCGTCTTGTTGTCCACAATGCGGTACGCCTTGGCCTTCTTCGGTGGAAGATTCAGCACGATGAAACTGGCTTCCTTCCAACCCAAGTCCTTGAGCGCCAGGTACCGCGTGTGGCCGGCGATGATGACGTGCTTCTTGTCGATGGCGATGAGCTGGTTGTACCCGTACTCCAGGATCGACGCCTTAACCTTTTCGACGGCCGCGTGGTTGTCCCGAGGGTTCCTCCAATATGGGCGGATAGAACTCAATGGGAGGGTAACTATTTCTGGCTTTGTCTTTGCGACCATTGTGTTCCTTTCATGATACGGCTTCGTTCATGCTCCATCCTCAGCTTGGATTTACTATCTTTGACGGCGCCGGGTTCTCCGGGGTGGCTTTTTTCATAATCCATCCTGAGTTTGATTTGTCGCGCTGTTTCCCATGCCTTCGTATAGTCCACATTTTGAAATAGTTTAGCGAAGCCGGTGATGTACTTCAGCCGCACCATTTCTTCCGCTTCGAGCCCAATCTCGTTGCAGACTTCCGCGTCTGTCCAGCCGCCCTCAAGCATGGAGAATACCAAGTTGGCCATGCCGTCTACGGCGTGCTTTCCGCGCGCCCGGTTGTGGCGCACAGTGCTTGCCATCCTGTCGTTCAAAGGCTTATCAATCACCACGATGGGAACGCGGTTGCCGGTTCGCTTGGAGAGAATTTTCATCAGCCAACCTTCACGGCTTGCATCTTCATGACTTTTTCAAGCCGGCCCAGCGTGTACATCATGCGCTTGGGAATCAGCTCACTGCCCACAAACCGATGGCCCAGGCGAGCGGCCGTGATCGGCGTGCAGC